CCCCAGTCCCATGCCACAGCGGGGAAACCCCCGCTCAGCAGTTCATCGCCAACGCCATACTAGCATGCTAGTATGTCGTCTCGTGTATGAGCGAACCGAGAAGGGCTGATAAACGCCCTCCGGTAACCAAAACGGACTAAGCACAGAATCGGCAGGAGAAGAGGTGCATCCTTCGACAAAAAAGCGAAGGAGCATCTCCCAACCACTGATTTCATGCCGTACCTTTGGTGCTATAGGAACTAAGACTCTATATTCGCGCCTTTGCAAACGCGGATTGAATCGAGTTCTGATAGGCATACAGTTATCAGTTGCCTGGCGTAAGCTAGGGCAAGTCAAACCGACTTGCTCTTGGCTCGGAATGACAGGGTAAACCCTTGTCAGCTGTTGTACGATTTTATCGTATACACCGAAGCAACGTCTATCATAGAAGGAATTAGCATAGCTAATCCAACTAGTATAAACGTCCGCGCTGGGTGATGATGACCATACCGTGCGTAAACGCACTGGAGTGACAGGTTCGCCTTTGAAGGCATCCATGCCACAGGACTCTCTGAAGAGTCCCTCGGTACAACTCTTATCACGGTTTACTTTTAAACCAAATGATTCGAGTACTTCGATAGCTCTCACGGATTGCTCCGTTGGTACTATCACATCATCACCATACACATGTATCTTACCTGTAGACCGATATTTCGGGCTAAGGCAAGATGCGTCTCCCAAACCAGACCGAAGTAGGGCCCATATCGTCAGTGCCATTATAGGAAAGCATAAAGCTGATCCCATAGGGGCAAATTTCGATAAGGGAAGTATCCTACCATCGGGTAGTTCGGTTGACCGACTGCGCGCAGCATCCAGAGCACGATAAACGTGTTCGGGAAACAACGCACGAACCAGGTCAAGATGAACGCGATCGCTGGCCTCTTTTAGGTCAAGCGTCGCGTACCTTCCAGTAGAGGACCCCAAAAGGGCACCTTTCTGGTTAGGTACTTGATCTGTGAAGTAGATTTCGTACCTCGTAAGAGGATGCGACTCTACCAACTGATATATGGCCTCACGTAATCCTTGTTGAATCCATTGAAAATCAACGGGTTCACAAGAAATTAAACGAGGCCCGCGACTGTCTTTAGGCACAAGGAGAACCTTGGCGGGACAGTCTTTGCTTGACAAGGTATTAAACTTGTCATAAGAATCGCAGACGTGTCCAATAGACGAGCAAAAATACTCATCAAACGGATATAGGTCTGTAATTCTTGAACTAACATTAGTCCACTGATACTTCTCCCAGAGACGTTGCTTAGTAGCAACGACGCCGGGTCCGTGTCTAGGAATAATGTTGGACGCATCAAAGCCAGAAAATACTTTTGAAAGTAAGATTCTGGCTCTACGTGCTATTTCGAGGTCAGTGCGGCATATGCCGCGTCGACAACGATTATTAGCAATACGCTCCAACAATTCGAACATATGTTTGAATCTAGGAGTTTGTTCAGTCAATTCACGTTCAGCTTCAATAAACTGATCGAGAACTGCTTGTTCTTGGTCGGCAGTGTACGGGAGTTCATACTTGTAAAACAAGAAAAGAACTTGCCGTAACCACTTGACGCTGGATACACATGGCTCTAGAAGGGGTCTTCCAGAACGATCCAGTACTTGTTGGAACAGCTCACCTAGAAATCTAGGAAGCTGAGTGCCAGGTAGGGGTTTGAAACCCAACTTGACACAGTCCAATGATGTATCGGTAGATAAAGCCTTATCGAGCGCTTTACCTAGTTTTGGAAGAGTTTTCGTTAGAAAACTCAACCCTTCTTTAAGGCAGCGACGCTTGACCTTGTTTATCGTCAAGCGTACAGCCCGTGTGTTGAACACAGCCCCATGCATCAATGAGATGTCATGAAGCAGTGTAGCGATGATTTCAACTTCATCTAGGCTCTTAATGGTTTCCATAAGGATAACCTCCTAGAGCATGCACTCACTTCATGACAAACTACCACGTAACATGCCAAAGCAAAACAAGGCAATATCACGCGATACGTTTCTCCCCGACAACCCCATCGGCCGAACCAGACGAAACTTTCGAATCGTCCGGTATGTTCGTTCCGATGTGTCGGTGTTTACGATCGAACGGATCCACGTTGAAACCCCTGCGGTTCCAGACGAGCTTACCGGTCCTGACTCCATAGTGGAGATTCGGAACGGGCGCGTAAGGACTCGCAAGGCACGTAGATTCCAGAGACAATACTCAGTAGTTATCTGAGCACTGCGAGAATCACGATCCATTAACCATAACGTAACTGCAGTTTGTTAAGCTGCAGTTACGGTCTAAACCTCAACCTGAGGTTGTCGACGCCATTACGGCTATTGGTTAGTTCTGTCAGGGATTTCCATGACAGGAAGGTTCGTTGATTCTCCGAACGGATAAGAAACGGAGAACGTTACACCCATCCTCTTATACCAGTCAGACGTACATCCAATTAGGATACACGCTAAGACTAGCATGACGAGAACAAGTGTAACGGGAACGGCTCTTTTCATAAGTTCTCAAAGAGAACCATTTAAAAGAGCCACAGCGCCGTTACCGGTGCCATCGTACAAAATAGTCGTAGATGCCCCAAGAGAGGCAATAAACGACATATTATTGGCGAGGACATGCGTCGGCTCTGCTAATGTGTCAAGGTGTCCCACTGGGATCACCATAACAGTATAGCCAGAGATGACAACGGGCGTGATCTGATCGACCTCCGATATGATGGTTTTATCAAACCTCAATACGGATCGACGGACCAGCCTGATGCCACTACCGCTCTCCTGATGAGAAATAATCAGGCGATGCGGCAAACTAGGGACTTCACCAACTTTGGCGAAGACCGTTTGTCGGTCGTTGGTCGAAAGGCGACTGAACTCTTGTTCAGTCCCTGCCGAGTTCTTAACTTCGTTTGTTACTAGTGAGTTACTTAGCATGCTTATGCGTACTGAGTGACGAGCGAAATAGCCCGTCGTTTGTTTAATGGCCCTTCTTCGGATTCTTCGGCTTTTTAGGCTTCGGATACCTCGGATACGGCCATCGTTTGGAGCGCGCCTTCCTCGCAACGAGGAGAGCTGCGCCCAGACTGAGCTCGGTTGAACTCAATCCGCTCAATATTAATGAGCTTCTACTCGGCAATCCAACTTGGCGGCGGTAAGCCTCCTCATGGACTGTCGGTAGAATAACTGGGTACTGCCCAACACCCGGTGAATGGTAACCCCAATAATCAAATTGGGTATACAAGTCCCTTTGGCGTCGAACAGACCAACAGTAGTTGGTTATGTTTACAGTCGGATTAATGTTAGGAGTCTTCATGGTGTTAAGTAGTGAGCTCACGCCCACTACCCAATCCAACACGAAGGTCCAGGGTATGGCATTCCAAATGATCGCAGGGTTAACGTTAACCCCAAGAGCATCTAGAAAACCAAGCAATCGCGCATGCGCGATTTCCCATCCAGTTAACGAATAGTTATACTGAATCTCCGCATTAAACAGAGTAGGCTGCGCAACGGCCTTGGTAGTCCATTTGAACGCACCGGTTTCACCGGGGTAATTTGGACCTGGACCAAGGAAGTAGGGACCACGCGATTGCGTAGTCTCCATCTGCTGTTCAGCCCAAACAAAACGGAAATGTTTTGTTTGTCTCTTTCCGACACCGTTGACCAAGCGAACTATTTGCTCGTCAACGGATGACATGACATGCATTACTGCCTGTATGTCTTTCAACAACGGTAAGATGTTAAACTGCAGTTGCAGATAACCATCCGCCGTTGATTGTAGGATCTTACGAAGAGTTCCGGTCGAAGTATCCCTCTTAATCTTACCCAAGAAAGAGAGGGCTGCATCTAAAGAACCCCGTATAGACTTACCCAAGGATCTGAAGTCTTTTAGTTCTATTATAGAATTAATCAGACTCAGCTCGGTCTTAATAAGTGGCATCATATTATTGATAGCACGCTGATTAAGAGAGTCAAGGTCAGAAGGAGGACGTACAAAACTGTCCCCTTCTAATTGACCTGGCTCGTACATCAAAGGTAGCGCAATCCAAGGATTGTACTGCCCGATCCCGCCAACGTATCCACGCCAACCAAGTAGCGGATTCTTACAGATAGCAATATCGTAAGAACCGCACCCGTTGAACGGTGTGGGCACACGCGCATCCGATTCGAGACGTAGTGTAGAAGGCAAGAATTCGGTCGAGCAAGAACGTTTATAATGTTCAAAGCTCTTCCAAACGTTTGAATTCTTTCTATTGTTCTCTTCCTCAAGTTTAGCTTCAAGACGATACTCGAAAGCATCGATCAAGAAGGTAACCTTAAAAGGGTCCGGTTTAGGAGGAGCATAACAAGGCTCCCATGTTCCTTGCATATAGAACATGAGATCAATGGGACCTCCACCAAACCAGTCGGACCTCGTGGATAGTTTCATAACCAATGGGGTTGAATTTTTATGTTCAACATGAGGCAGCGCACAACAGGTGCGCT